CGGGCCAACAGCAAACCCTTGCCGATAATTATTTTGGTGGCGGCGGTCTGCGTGCCGCAGGTATCAGCTCAAAACAAGCGCAAGCTCTTGGGCGTCGCGCCATTGCGGGGGCTTTCCGCAGCACAGCTCTCAACCCCGGATCTATTCAACTACCCGAAGTCAAGAACGGGCAATCGCCTTTACGGGTTATGAGAACCGAACCAACAGGTAAAAAATAAGGGGCTCTGAGCCCCTTATTTTTTCTTATGTGTTTGAGCTTTAAGTTCTTGCTCTTTTTCCGCTGCTTCGGCGCGAGCGATTTCGCGGCGCATAATACCAGCGCGAAGTTCGTCTGGATCGCTGACATCGACCTTGTCCACCAACTCGGCTGGTGACATAGCGCCGATGCGTTGCAAGTTGAAGGCAAGCTCTTTGGCGTCTTGTGAGAACGCTGGTGATGAAGAGTGTGAATCAACAGTGAGCGAGACGTCATCAGGTAGATCAGCAAAGGTAAATGTGACGGGCACAAGACCTTTGGCAGGTGGGATTAAAATCTTTTCCTCACCGGGAGCTGATGAATCTTCAAAACCCGCTGCCTCTTTTGGCACCCACGCGATCATCTTATTGTCGACGTGTGCGCGGGCGAGATCGAGCATAAGTGCACCGAATTTTTCAACGTCACGCTCGATCAAGAGGGCACGGTCCTTAAAGCGTGGTGAGAACATGCGCACAAGTGTTTCAGCGTGCTGGGCTGATCTAACACCTGCCTCGCCCTGACCTTTGGCGATGGGCGGTAAGCCCATCATCTCGTCAAACATACGCTCATATTCGTGCAGCGATTCCCAGAGAGCTTGAGGGATTTGGACGTTGTCACGCTCGATCTTGGCGTTTGGGTTTGAATCAGTCCAATACCCGCCCGGCTTGTTAAAGCGGGATAAGGCTTGCTGGTTGACACCTGTCGAGCCCACAAATTTGGTTGCAGGTTCTTCTTGTTTGCGAAGCATCTTATTGATGCCTGTGATGCGCGAATTGATGGCTTCCTGAAGCAGGACAAGACGGGTGATTTCAGACGCACCCCAGAAATAATCAGGTACGGGGTTGGCGCAGAACATGTTGAAAGGGTGACTACCCCTAAGAACGTCGTCAGTCTGCTTGGTGTGCGTATTATATGAAAAAGCACTGGTTATCTGATATTTGCCGTTGATGAGGATGTTATCCCCGATGATCTGAAATGTCGCCCAATCGCCACGGGCATCATCCCAGACCCAGAGTTCATCCATCTCCAGCATCGAGGACTCAACAGCTGGATCGACGCTGGCGCGAGGCTGTGACATCCAGTCAACAATACCACGGCTTTGATTTGGCAAACCCGCACCACCTGCTTGGAAAGGATAAAGACCGCCAGTGACGATATTCATGGCTGTGCCAGAAGCATCCGACAGACTGCCTTTTGAGCTTTGCATATAGGCTTTGGCGCGTTCTTTCAGGTCTGACTCATCAGGGCGACCTCTTACAAGGTTGCGGAATTGAGCAGGTGAAATCAGCATCCGATGGTTGAAGGCTTCCATGTCTGCATCGAGCTTTGTGTAATTCTCATGCAGAACACCGAAGTTTTCTGGTTGAACAAGTTGACACGAAAATTCTTTGTTGACGACATTTGCTTTCGTGAGGCCCAGACCTTTACGCAAGGCAATACCAACGGCTTGCGAAATCAAATTGTCCGAATCAGTCTGCCGGCAAATCTTTCTGATTCGCGCCGCCGCGACACGACCTTTTGATTCATTGACGATGTTTGGAATGTCGGGGTCTGTGATCGCAAAGCGTAAAGAGACGGGTGAAAAAAGCAGCGACTCAAGATCATCGAGCGAGGCGTAAGTCTTATTAAACATCGCCGGAGCTGACGCATCGGCTGATCCAGAATTTGCGTAAGTCTCGAAAAATGCGCCACGATTTTGTCTGGCTTGCCTAGAAGACATGCAAATATTCGCTAGATTTCGGGCGAATGATTCAAGGTCTCTTTTTGGTATGTGCATGTCATCCCATCCTATCGTTTTGATAACGCACAACTTTTCAGATTTATATATTGACAAGCGTTCAATATACAACGTAATCTTTTGTGGTGTTGAGATGGTAAGCTCTCTCGACGTTCCCAGCAATAGGAGTTTAAAATGACTTTTAACGACACATGCGAAAAGCGCGGTAAAAAGTCCCACAAGCGCGGTATGCGTAAGTAAGACTATTTGAGAGACGGGGGCTTACTGGTCCCCGTCTTTCTACATTCTAAAGGATTTTGAAAATGGCTTATCGTTCTGCAAAACGTCGCGTAAAGCGCAAGTAAGTTTCTCTTAATTAAAGAGTAGAGATTATGGCTATAGCGCCCATGCCAATGCCCGGCAATCCACCTGCCCCCGGTCTTCCAGGTGCAACACCACCCATCGGTGGTGCAGGTCCGGCCACTATGCCCGGTCCAATGGCCGGTTCTGGTCAGCAAGGAATGGCAGCTCTTAAAGTGGGTCTTGAGTCGCTTCAAAAAGCACTCCCCCAGCTACCAATGGGTTCAGCACTTCACCAAGCTGTTTTGAAAGCTGTTGCCGATATTGGCAAGCACTTGGAAAAAGAGGGTGGTGGAGCTGGCGACCAAATGGGAGCCATTCAGCAGCTAATGGAATTAGCACGAGCAGCTAAGACTCAGCCTAATATGGCTGGTATGATGCCGGGTGGAGCAGGAGCCCCACCCCCACCAACTCCGCCAATGGGCGCATAGGAGAAGAATATGCCACAGGGTAAAGTTCCAGTCGCTTACGTTAATGACGTTAAAGAAGACGACAAAATCATGCATTATGTCGATTTCCCTGTTATGGGCATCGGCGCTCGCAAATCCGGCCTTCCTTCAGACGGCACGAACCATATCAACAGCCTTGAGCATGTTGGCACTGACGCTTCACGCGGCAAAGGTAAAAATGGTTCAACAGCTCCAAAGGGACGCGAATAATCCATGTCAATGACCCCCGATCAAATCGCTTTATACCGTTCCAAAGAGCTTGTTGACGCTCTCTGGAATGACGGCGAAGTTGGTAAGAAAATCCAGCAAGCCGCTAAGGCAAAATGGAATGACATTAGGACAACCGAGGACGTTGTTTCCCCGATTGTTGAGCCACATTTAAATAAACTCAAGCAAATGGAAGAGAAGTATGAAAAACTTCTCGAAGAGCGTCTTGAGGAGAAACGCGTTGCTGAAGACGAGCGCGTAAAGTTAAAACTTGAAGAGCAACTCGAGAAAGCTCGGCGTGACTATAATCTGACTGAAGAAGGCTTCAATCAGATGATCGATCGCATGAAAGCTACGGGTAACTATTCAGATGCTGAAGCCGCTGCCGCTTATGTTGCCAGCAAGGCTCCGCCAGCAAAGGTTGCAGGTCCAACTTGGGCTCCGCAAGACCTCGACTTGTTCGGGTCCAAAAACCGCAATGATGCACTTGTTGAACTCCACCGTGACCCAATGGGCTACATGGATTCACAACTTACTGAGTTTGTTTCTGACCCTGATAAGTACGTTAGAGACACATTCGGTAATGCAGCGTAATTAAAGGATGTAACCAATGGCTCTACCAACCGCACCAGTAGCCACGCTGACCGGAAGTGGTATTACCCCTTCAGGCGCGCTTGGCGCACAGCTCGCCGCCCTTACGCGGCGTGCTTTCTTGCCTTCCGTCTATGTACAGATTTATCAATCACATCCTCTTCTCAGCTTGTTCATGTCGAACGCCAAAGCTGCGCGAGGCGGTGTCAGCCAGATCACAGTTCCAGTGCAAGGGTCGTCTTTCGTCTCCTTCAACTGGGGCTCATTCGCTGGCGACTTCCCGATGCCTACAGATCAGGCCGCGATCCAGAACGCTCAGTTCTCGCTCAAGCTCGGTATGGTTCCTGTTGGCTTCTTCGGAATGGAAGCAATTATTCAGTCATCTGAAGTTGTTATTCCGAAACTCCGCGCAGTGATGTCAGACGCAGCTGTTGTGATTAAACAAGCCTACGCACAGGCTCTTTATTCAAACAACTACGCCAACACGCAGGTGTGGGATTCACTGACACAAGCCTATGATGATGGTACAAACGTTCCTTCATACGGCGGCATTTCGCGTACTCCCGGCTCGTTCTGGTCAGGTCAGCTGATTACGAATACCGGTGCGGCAGCTACAACCCGCGTTGGTATGGCTCAATTATTGACCCGTATCCAATCAGGCGCAGGTGGTGAAGCCCCTGACTATGCAGTGATGAACCCAGCTAACTGGGCAGAACTCATGTCTGACTTCATGTCACTCGAAATGTTCACAACGAAGCCTCGGTCAATTTACGAGAAGGACGATGCCGTAAACGCTGGTTTCCGCGCTATCCGCGTTCTCGATACACCAATCTTCCCCGATCCATTCTGCCCACTCGGCACTTGCATCGTGGTGAACTCACGTTACACCGGCTTGTATATGTCTGAATATGCACCAATGACGTTCTCTGGCTTCGAAAGCCAGATTCCAGTTGGTCAGATTTCTGACATCGGTGTTCTCATTTCGGCAGCCGACCTCGTCTGCGCGAAACCCTCATCTGGCGCTCAGATCACAGGCATCACCGGCGCTGCGTGGCCTAACGTTCCGGGCACTTCGCCCGCCGTAATCTAAAGGAGTGACCTATGGGTCTGTTTTCTGGTTCAGGCGTACTTCCTTCCCTTAAGGGCGTAGCCACTAACGTCATCAATCTTCAGTCTGGACAAGTCCAGCTGATCTCACCTGCCGGCTGGTATATGGTGAACACTGGTCTTTACACCACTGTTCAGCAATATGATCCAATCACAGGGATTTGGCGCAACGTCGGTAACGGCGATCACCAAGGTGGCGTTCGTTACATTTATTCAGATGGTGTGAACTATCGTTTGGCTAACCAAACTGGCGCAGTTGTTGGCGCTCTGCTCACAGCAGCAGGGTCTGGCTACACTTCAGCACCAACAGTTTCGGCTGGTACAACAGGTTCAATTTGGAAAGCCGTTGTCGGCGGTGCAGTCAGCACGACTGTTACTGTCACCAATGGTGGTTCAAACTACACCTATCCCCCAATCGTACAGTTCGCAGCTCCTCCAGCTGGCGGTGTGCAAGCAACTGGTTATGCTACACTCTCAGGTAGTGCAGTGTCTTCAGTTACTGTCACAAACCAAGGCGCTGGTTATGCTTCAGCTCCAACTATTGTGTTCATCAACGACCCACGCGAAGGCGTGAACGGCGTGACACAAGGTTACAACGCTGCTGCAACTTGTGTTCTCACAGGTGCTGGTACTGTTACTGCGCTTCTCTGCCTCGATCACGGTCAGGGCGGTCAGACATCTGTTCCTTCCATCTCCTTCGCAGGTGGCGGCGGTTCAGGCGCGACAGCAACAGCTATCATGAACTGGTCAATCACAGCTTATGCAGCTGGTACAGCAGGTGCTGGTCTTTCTGGTTCGATCGCTCAGATCACAGCAGAAGACGCGTTCCCAACAACAGCCGCTGCTTACACCAACACATATACTCAGTCTGGTTTGGTTAAGACTCGTAACGCTAACATCAAGGCTCCAATTTCCAGCGGTGGTATCACTGCTACTGGCGCAGTGATTTACGATGGCGGTGTCTATACTTCATCACCTACACCAGTTGTGATCCCAACAGCTTCTGTTGTGACAACAGCTCCAGTCGTGACATTCACGATGGGTGGTCAGTCTGACGTCAACTATTTGACTCAGGTCTAATAGCTAGAAGCTGATAAACATAAGCCCGTGCTTGCGGCAACGCGGGCGCGGGCTTTAACTTTTTAGGCAGGGCTTATGTCACTCAGTCAGCTTCTCAACGATACGTCGGCGCTGCTGAACGATCAGAACTACACGTTCATATCTCAAGGCCAATTAACTCGATGGGTTAATACGGCTCGCAGGAACGCAGCCAAAAGAACAGGGTGCATACGTCGTTTGATCTCTGGTCAATCGGCTTTTGGCGCATCAGCTGTTTCAGGTACTGCAATTCCGACAGCCGCGCAGCCCGGTGCCTTGCCGTGGGCATTTTCAAATTCAAATACGCAATACCCTTACCCCGGCAACAACGGTGATTTTAACACCGATTACAATAATGATTTTAACGTTCTTAATTATAACAATAATTACCCGATCAATTATTCACCCAATGGCCCGTTTCCCTCGGCTTACGGCGCGGTGACTAATTCGTGCATGACTATTCCCGGCGTTGAGCGTTACCCTTATCAAGGGTTCTTCAATAATTTCTTGAAAGCTCAATATGCGGGCACTGCATATATCTATGACACAATAGGCTGCGCCGTGAATTGGGGTGGCACAACCAAACCTACATTGGATTGGTTGCCTTGGGATGATTTCCAAGCCTATTGCCGTGCGTATGCTGTTTTGAACACATCTTATCCAGCGGTATGGTCTGTTTATAATGACGGGCCACAAGGTGAGATCTGGATGTTCCCTGTCCCCTCTCAATATCTTGAGATAGATCTTGATGTGACGGCAGCCCCGATCGATCTTGTGACAGACAATGATTTTGACGCCATCCCCGACGCGTTCCAAGAAGCTCTAAAATACGGCGCAGCGGCAATCGCTTTCGAATCATCAGGGCGTTTTGCTCAGGCACAAGTCATGGAAAATCGCTTTGCTGATATTCTTGGCGTTGGACGTGTTGCAGTTGATCGCGGTAAAACACCTTCGTATTATTATACAAACGTCTAAGAGGTGATTTATGGCTGGCGTCGAAGATAATGTAGCATCAGTTGTCTCGCTTGCTCGCGTCATGTTGACGGGCCTTAATAAGGCTCAAGAAAACACAGCAGTCAGAACCGCTACTCTCGCTCTTATCCTTGAAACCTTCATTGACCACAGCACCACAAATCAAGGTATGCGCGTCATGGAATCAAGTGGTAAAGAAATTGGCTCTTTGATTGCTGCGTTTACCAATATGAAGGGCGAACATGCAGGAAACAAGTGATCCCACAGTTTCGCCACCTCTTGTTCCGGTGGCCCCAGATCCTAAACTTGCTGTAGCTCTTGAAACGCTGCATCCCACACCTGCGCCTGAACCAGAACAAGATCCTGAGACAAAACAAGCTCTCGACAATTTCGAAGTTAATAAAGATTACATTATTGAAGGCGATCACACTTACAACACAGAACTTACACCCAAGGAAGAGCTGTTGTTCCGTGAATGGGTTCAACGAAACAAAGTGCGGTTTGACGTTAATAATACAGGGGTAACAGAT